ACGTATCACAGAGATATTAGAGGGATGAACCATGAGCGCACAAGGTATACGCGCAAGGGGCGAGAGTTGGATTGTCGATGTGACGTACAAGGGGCAGCGTAGAACCGCCACGGTCAAGGGGCTGGATAGGCGGGATGAAGCGGAGAAGGTGAGGGTCAGCATCCTCGCGGAACTGATGAATGGCACTAGCGCACCAAAGGCCAAACCTCAGGTGACATCATGGACCATGCAGGAAGCCTTCACCCATGTCCAGACCGTGTGGGCAGGCACAGGTGGGGAAGACTGCCAGGTTCGGAACGCTCAGTTCGCCGTCGATTTTTTTGGGGCGAGTACCCCACTTGCGGATATAACCTGTGAGTGGATGGATAGCTATTTAGCACGGCTCAAACAAATCGGGAACAGTAACAGCACAATCAATAAGAAAATCTCCGCGGTGTCGTTCATGATGACTCAGGCTATTCAACGCGGGAGGCTCAAGGCAAAGCCACACATGGGACGCCTGAAGGAAGGTGTCGGACGCATCCGGTTCTTGACTCAGGATGAAGAGATGAACGCCACAGGGGTACTCTCACAGTGGGGCAAGGACGACCATGCGGAAGCCCTGACGGTGTTGATTGATACCGGCCTGAGGTTGGGAGAACTGTGGAAGCTGGAGGTGAGGGACATTGACTTTTTGGTGGGGGTGCTGCATGTCTGGGTGAATAAGACAGAGCATCCGCGTTCAGTCCCCATGACTCAGCGAGTGCGAACCATCCTTGAACGTCGAAGGGAGTACACGAAGACTGGGAAGTTGTTTCCCTTCGATAACTTCTGGTTTGAGCATGTGTGGAACAGGATGAAGGTTCATCTCGGGTTGGAGTACGATGAACAGTTCGTACCCTATGCCCTCAGGCACACCTGTGCATCTCGCCTGGTACAACGTGGGGTGCATCTTCAGGTAGTCAAGGAATGGATGGGGCACAAGGCAATACAGACAACCCTGAGGTATGCCCACTTGTGTCCAAAGAATTTACTGGATGCGGCGAAGGTCTTGGAGAACTGCTAACAGGAGAATAGGTACCACCAATGAGCCACCACACCGGAGGGATCGACATGGATGCATCGTTTGAACGGCAACTGGAGTTAGAGTCTGAGATGGTTGGCTTGGGGAAGAAACGGTACTGGGATCGGGTCTATAAGGCACGGGAACAGGGGGAAGAAAGTACCACCTCCTACGGCACCCAGATCATCAAGCGGATGCTTGAACCCCTCTCAGCCAGCATCACCGCGTTTATCGAAGAGGCGTTTAGCGGGAGACCAGGACCGAAGGCGGTAGCAGCGAAGTACCTCAAGGACTGTGACGCGGACACCCTCGCCTATATCATCCTCAAAGAGGTGATGAACGGGGCCACCACCAAACGACCAGCCCAGGTGGTCGCCATTGCGGTAGCCTCAGCGATTGAGGATGAAATGCGGTTCAGGAAGTTCGAGGAGTGCGCCAAGCGGGAATGGAAGTGGGCGAGTGAGACGGTGAACAAGCAGACACAATCCGTGGTGCATAAACGGCGCGTCCTGATGGTGATGATGGCCCGTGCTGCTGAGGAAAACAAGGAACTCCAATGGGACACCTGGGAGGAGACCAAGAAGCTCCACATTGGGATCAAGTGCTTGGACCTGGTCATCACCACCACGGGGATGTTCAAGTACGCCACGGTGTTTGCGGGGAAGCATAAGACGGAAACCGAGATCCAACCCACCAAGGAATTTCTGGATGTGATTCAGGATCGGGCTGAGTTCTGTGCGGTCCTCCAGCCGGTCTACCTCCCCACCATCATCCCGCCGAAACCGTGGAAGAACCCCTACAGCGGAGGGTATCACTCCACCATTGTGCGGCGGTTGCCCATGGTCAAGACCAAGAATAAGAACTACCTGGAAGAACTCGCCAACACCGTAGGGAACATGCCCTTGGTGTATCAGGCGGTGAATGCGGTACAGGCCACAGCTTGGAGAGTCAACACGAAGGTGCTGGAGGTGATGCAACAGGTCTGGGATAGTGGCCTGGTGGTGAAGGGGATTCCCTCACGGGAGGATCTTCCGCTTCCCCCTAAGCCTGAGTCTATCACCACAGACAAAGCGGTGAGACGCGAGTGGAAGCGAGCCGCAAGTAAGGTGTACGGGAAGAACGCACAGATAGCCAGTAAGCGTCTCCTCGCGGCGAAGCTCCTCTACATGGGGGAGAAGTTTGCCAAGGAACCAACCATCTACTTCCCGATGCAATTGGATTTCCGTGGGAGGATGTACGCAGTCCCCAGCTATCTCAACCCTCAGGGGTGTGATGCGGCGAAGGGGTTGCTCACGTTCGCGGAAGGGAAGCCGTTGGATGTCGCGGCCATGCGATGGCTAAAGATCCACGGGGCGAACTGTTACGGAGAAGATAAGTGCTCAATGGACAACCGTGTGAAATGGGTGGAGGAGAATCATGACGATATTGTACGATCCGGCCAAGATCCGCTTACAACGACTAGCTTCTGGGCTGATGCTAATAAGCCCTGGCAGTTCCTCGCGTTCTGTATCGAATACGCTGCTGTGTGGAATGATCCTGGGTATTGTTCTAGCCTGCCTGTATCTGTGGATGGGGCATGTAACGGGCTTCAACACTTCTCAGCCATGCTCAGAGATTCCATCGGCGGTTCAGCCGTCAACCTCATCCCTACTCAGTTACCTCAAGACATCTATGCTCGGGTGGCAGATGTAACCACCAAGAAAGTCACCCATGATGTCACCCAGGATACCCTCTACAGCCATGAGTGGGCACACCATGGGATCACCAGGGACGTCACCAAGGGGAGTGTGATGGTGTTGCCCTATGGGGGTACCCTCTACTCCTCCCGTGAGTTTGTGTCTGACTACATGGCTGAGGTTGGGCTAGAGTGGGAGGATGGGTTCAAGCGAGCCGCCTACCTTGCAAAACACATCTGGTCCTCTATCGGTGATGTGGTGGTGGTTGCGAGACATGCCATGGAGTGGCTACAGGCAGCAGCACGGGCAGCGTGTGATGAGAAGATCCCTATTGTGTGGACGACTCCAGTGGGGTTTCCCGTGGTGCAAGCCTACGCGGATACCACCTCACAGCGTATCAAGACCAAGATCGGGGGTTCCTGTGTCAAGCTGATCCTGTCCCAGGAACATCCTACGAAGTTGGATCGTCGTCGTCAGTGTAACGGGATCTCCCCGAATTTCGTTCACAGCATGGATGCTTGTTGTCTCATGCTGTCCACGAACCGTGCAGCGGATGAGGGGATACGTAATTTTGCCATGGTGCATGACAGCTACGGGACACTGGCGGCTGACATGGACCGGATGGCTGTGTGCCTCAGAGAGGCATTTGTGGATATGTACCAGGTGGATGTACTGGCGGAATTTCAATCCAGCATCCTGGCGGGACTGTCAGAGGAGAATAAGAAGTCAGTTCCACCATTACCTGAGAAAGGGGATTTGAACATCGAAGCGGTAAAAGACAGTGTGTATTTTTTTGCCTAAGACTATCCACAAGTGGATGGAAAGGACGGACGATGATATCAACGGAAACCGAAGCGACGATCCGGTTTGAACCGAAGGAGGGTGTGTATGCGAAGCGTTAAGGCGGCACTTGTTGCACTCGTGTTTCTCCTCGCGGCGTCGGAAGCCTCTGCCCAAGTCTGGGGGAACCAACCGGCAGGCTCCACGGTCCTAACGGATTGCGCCTTCCCGCTCTCGAATTGCGCGGGCTGGTACGATGGTTATGGCACGCCGTATGCGACTGACTTGAGCGATCCGGTCAGCCCGCCTACGGTCGCGGATTTCTTTTTACGCTACGTGGGGGACTGCTCTGGGCCAGTTCCCTATGCGAAGCCGTGCGCGAATGGCGGCGGGCAATTTGGCTATCTCAGTTCAACACAAGGGGCTGAACTCTATGTCGGGGTGATGCTCAAACTCAATGCGGAATATGGTTGTAGTTCAGTGGGGACGAGTAAGACGGTGTTCCTCCGCGCTTTTGATCAAACCTATGGTGGCCCACGGACGAATGCAGTGTGGACATTTGACGGTTGTGGGGCAACCAAGCGGTTTATCTTTTCGCATAATACGGGTGAGCAGGCAGGATATCCCGCGCTGCATAATGAGCATGCCTGCCCGCAAGACCCATTCAACGGACTCTTATGCTA